GAAAACCCTAAAAGAACTCCGCGAAGAGCGCGCCGCGTTGGTAGCAACGTTGACCGCCCTACAGGGTCGTTTGCAGGCTGAAAAACGCAGCATGACGACCGAGGAAGGCACCGAATTTGACGGTGTAACTGCAAAAATTGACGGTATCGACACCGAGATCCGTCGCGCTGAAAAAATGGAAGAACTTGCACGTGTTGCCGGTGCTCCCGTTGTTGATGGCGAAGAAAAAGAAGCCCGCGCATTTAGTTTCTCAAAGCTTATCCACGAGGTAGGTGAGAACAAATTGAGCGGTTTGGAAAAAGAAATGGTTGAAGAATCAGCCAAAGAGGCCCGCTCATTGGGTATTAGCCCAAACGGAATCTATTTGTCTAACAAGGTGATGGATTTGAAAACGCGCGAAATGCGTACCATGACCGCAGGTTCAGCTACAGCGGGTGGAAACTTCATTCCTTTGGAAAAGGTTGGATTTTTTGATGCGTTGTATGCCAAGACCGTGTTGGACCAGTTGGGAGCCACCAAATTGACAGGTTTGTCCGCTAACGTGGATTTGACCGGGTTCAGTTCTGGTGTGTCAGTAGCTTGGGCCGCTGAAACAGCCGATGCCGCCTCAGGTGATCCAGTGACAGCCGCACGTCAGTTGCGCCCTTCACGTATCGCAGGTTACAGCGATATTTCGAAGCAGTTGTTGTTGCAAAACAACCAATCAATCGACCAGAAAATCATTGAATCATTTATCAAAGCCTTGGCTGTTGCCATCGAAGCGGCTGCGATTAATGGTTCAGGATCATCTAACCAGCCATTGGGTTTGTTGGGTACGTCTGGAATTAACAGCGTAGCAATGGGAACCAACGGTGCCGTGCCTTCATTGGCTAAGGTGTTGGAATTGGTTGCAGCCGTTGAGAACGCCAACGCAGGAATGAACGGTAAGTTTTTGATCAACCCCAAATTGGTGGCTAGATTGAAGCAAACCGAAATTTCAAGCGGGTCAGGTGCGATGATCATGTCTTACATGGCGTATTTCAACGGTTTGGCTGACCAAATTGACGGAAAACCCGTATTTGCAACGACTAACGTCCCTTCAAACCTTACCAAAGGAACTTCAAGCGGCGTATGTTCAGCAATGATCTACGGCGATTGGGATAACTTGGTGGTTGGTCAGTTTGGTGGTGTTGAATTGGTTGTTGACCCATTCAGCCAAGCAATCGGGAACAAAACCCGTGTCGTAGTGAATCAGCACGTAGGTATCGCGGTTCAACAGCCCGCCGCCTTTGGTGCAATTGTCGATTTGCTCACAGCATAATCGATAGGGCGGTGTGGTTTAGCGACCTATCCGCCCACCAATATGGCTAAAAAACCAAAAAACGAAGAGTTGCAAAACTCGCAAGGGGTTGCGGTAAGATTTACCGTGAGTCCTGTTGGCCCTTATGGATTAGGTTATTTTGCAGGCGACGTGGCAGAAATTGACGCGTTGTTGGCCGAAGTAATCGTTGAGAACGGACACGCGGAATACTGCGAGGCTCCGACCGCCGACGTTACGACCGAGGAGGCTCCGATTGCCGAGGCTCCGACCGCCCCAGAGGAAACCACCGAAGAAACCACCGAAGTAACTGAATAACCCATGTACATAGCACGCGAAATCATATCAAGAACCCACGCTGATACGGCCTACATAACGTTGGCGGAGGCGAAACAGCACCTGCGAGTTACATCGTCTGCGGACGATTCGTACATTATGGGGTTGATTGGTATGGCATTGGATGCGTGTGAACAGTACGTTGGATATTCGATTCGTAAAGCATCGGTTAAATACGCGTTTGACGGGTTCACTGGGCCTATGGTTTCAGTGGACACGTTGAACCCGTTCGGAATGATTGAGGGCAATATGCTGCGTTTATTTACGCGCGTTTTGTCGGTTGACGCGATTAAATACGTCGACCAAAATAATACGGTTCAGACGGCAACGGATTGGATAGACGCACCCGTTAAGTTTGGGCAGTTTGGGCGGACGATCGTGTTTGAATCAACCCCGGGTAATTTGACGGACGACACGGTTCGAATGATTGTCGAATTGACGGAAGGGTTTGAACTAGCCAGCGCGACCGGCGTAAACGAATCGTCGAAGTTCCCCGTATCGATTAAACACGCTGCATTGTTGTTGATTGGTCAGTATTACGATAACCGTCAATCCATCGTGGTGGGTGCGACACAGAGCAAAATGGACTATAACCACGAGTATTTGTTGGACAAATATCGTATCGTAAAATTTGATTAATATGAACGCGGGATTGATGGATCAGTTTATTGCCGTGGAAAAATACACCATGACCACCGATTCAAATACGGGGGAGAAACTGCAATCGTGGTCGAATTATACCAATGCGTGGGCACGAATCCAAGAAGCTGAAACTGGCGCGGAATCAGTTGATGCGGACCGAAGAGAACACAAACAATCGGTTGTTTTCACTGTACGATTTGATTCAGGTATAAACGTGAAGGACCGCATTGTGTGGGACGGTCGGTATTTTAATATCATAAACATCGCGAATATAAACCGCGATATGTACCAGCGCATTCAAACCGAATTGACCCAATGAGCGTAAAACTTCAAGGAATGGCGGACGTTTTGAGGGCGTTGAAATCAATGGGTAAAGACGTTGATTCGCGAAAAATCGAGTCGTTGACCATCAAAGAATCGCAGAATATTGTGATGGTTGCCCGTTCGTACATGCCAGAGCAGAGTGGTGACGCTAAAAATGCGGTGCGCGTTTTAAGCACACGAACCGAAAAAGGCCACACTGGAACGCTCGCCGGTATCGATTGGGATTCAGAACACGGGTACATCGCCCATATTTTGGAATTTGG